TTAACCTTGGATTTCTGTTCCGTCTAAGAATTGAAAAATCATTTTCCCATCATGGAACACCGTCACTTTTTCTATCGTTGCTCGCCATAGCTCCTCATCAAAGCTGTCCAGCACTTGCGGAACAGCAGAAATGGTTTCCAGGAAGTGATGTAACGTATCCATCCTGTTGATGCGTGCTGTTCTCTCTTGCTGCAGTTTGATGAACTGCTGTTGCAGCTTGTCATATTGCTGCACCAATGCATGATATTTTTGGTCGTACTCCTCCTGATCTTGCTCGGTTTCAGCATTTTGTGCGATATGTTTTTTTGTCACGGCAGCTACCGCATTCATCTCCCGACTGGTTTTTTCAATTCGCAGGTCGAGTAGTGTCGTATCGGAAAGATCATCGATGAGCATTTGGCAAGTTTCTAAAACCAAATCCCTCTGCTGAAAGAAACTCGCAAATGCAGTCAGAAATCGCATTTTGATTTCATCCTCGTACAAATGCGGAGTCGTGCAATTTTGAGAAAATTTCTGATTGCATTGCCAAATAACACGCCGATATTTACTGTTGGAGTGCCAGACCTTTGCTCCAAAGAAGCCGCCACAGTCACCACAGATGATTTTTGCAGAAAAAATATCATTTCCGCTGAATTTACGCCCCAGCTGTTTGCGTTTTGCCATTTCTGCTTGTACCAGTTCAAATTCCTCTGGGAAGATAATGGCAGGATGGCTCTCCTCAATGTAATATTGGGGTACTTCACCCTCATTTACTTTGGTCTTTTTCGTGAGAAAATCCACAGTAAATTTCTTTTGCAGCAGAGCAGAACCTTTGTATTTTTCGTTGGTCAGGATACTCCCAATCGTTCGTATATGCCACTGTTCCTTTCCGGCAGGCGTTGGAATACCACGGTCGGTCAGATTTTTTGCAATTGCATAGTAGGATTTTCCCTCTAAAAACTGCTTGTAGATCTGTCGAACAATTTCTGCCTCATCCGGCACAATTTCCGGCAAGCCATCTGCTCCTTTCCGGTATCCCAGAAATCGTTTGTACGGCAGACTAACCTTTCCATCGGCAAATCGCTTTCGATGTCCCCATGTCACATTCTCCGAAATGGAACGGCTTTCCTCCTGTGCCAAACTGGACATGATGGTGATTAGCAGTTCTCCCTTGGAATCCAATGTGTAGATATTCTCTTTTTCAAAGTAAACTTCTACATTCTTTTCTTTCAATTTTCGTACAGTCGTCAGGGAATCCACCGTGTTTCTTGCAAATCGACTAACGCTTTTGGTGATGATCAGATCGATTTTTCCATCCAAAGCATCTGCAATCATTTGATTGAACCCATCTCGGTGAGCCATGCTGGTAGCACTGATGCCCTCGTCCGTGTAGACCTTGACAAACTCCCAGTCCTCACGTTTTTGAATGTATTTTGTGTAATAATCCACCTGTGCCGCATATGAGGTGAGTTGCTCCTCGAAATCTGTGGAAACACGTGCATAGCCGGCAACCTTTCGTTTCACTTTCTGCGTTTTGGGTAGGTGCGTTTGTGGATTGATGGTTGGCGGAATCATGGTAACTTTTCGTTCCATTTTCGACTCCTTTCTCGTGCTGCCTGTTTCATCTCCTCTGTCCAGCTTTCTGATCTTGAGGGATATTCCCAGTGGCGTATTTCTGATGTTCCATCATGAAAGAAAAACTGTACCTCAAATGGTTTTGGGATCACAATGTGATGAATGTTATCTCGAAATACGACCTCATCGAATTCTGTTAGTTTCAGTATGTCGCAAATTAAAGAATATAGAATTGATTCCGGAATTTGCTTTGAACCGGGGCAGTATTTTTTTCCTCTCCGCAAAAATGTAGCACATAACCAGATGATTCCCTGTGGGAGTTGTTTTCGTTGATAGTTCTTTCCACATAATCCACAGGTAATGAGGCCACTAAGCGGATAACGATTTGTAGATCCATCATGGGTATATTGTTCATGCCGCTGATCCAATATGGTTTGTACTTTGATAAAGGTGTCAAAATCGACAATCGGTTCGTGGGCTTGCTCTACATAGTATCTCGCCAATTCGCCTTGATTTTTCGTTTTTATCTTTTCGATATGGTTATTGCGATAGTACTTTTGAAGTAACAAGTTTCCAATATACTTTTCATTGGTCAGAATCTCACGAATTCTCGGATGTGTCCATAGATTTCCTTGACGGGTAGGAATACCCATCTCGTTGATCTTATTTGCAATTCGCTGTTGACCCATACCAGAGATGTAATCAGAAAAAATCATACGGACAAGCTCCGCCTCTTTCGGTTCGATCTCCAAGATCCCATCCGCATTTCGGCGGTAGCCCAGAATCGTAATGCTGCCGATTTTGCCATTGGAAAAATCCTTTCGAATCTGCCATTTCCGGCTTTCACTGCTAGAGAAACTTTCCTCCTGTGCGTAGGATGCCAAAATCGTGAGCATCAGTTCGCCATCGGAACTCAAGGAGTGAATGTTCTGCTCCTCGAAATAAACATCAACCCCCAGCAATTTCAATTCCCGCACCGTTTCCAATAGTGTGATGGTGTTTCTTGCAAAACGGGAAACTGATTTTGTAAGAATCAAATCAATCTCGCCATTTCGGCAGCGTTCCAACAACTTTTGAAATTGTTCTCTGGAATCTTTTGTACCAGTGATTGCCTCGTCTGCATAAACACCACAGTATTTCCATCCGGGGTGCTGCTGGATCATACGGCTGTAATAACTGACCTGTGCCGACAGAGAATGGAGCATCGCATCCTTTCCGCTGGACACTCTGGCATAAGCTGCAACATTCTGCATCCTCGGAAATTTTTCCGGAAATACGACTTGTTCAACAACACGTTCCATAAATACGCCTCCTTTGTCCCTCTATCATCGCTCTTATCCGGCAAAAAATCAAGCGATTTCCCGATAAATACTCTTGTCTGGAATGTTGCACCGTTCAGCGATTTTTCGCTCACATTTTCGATATTCGGACTCTGAAATCGTACCATTTTTCCAAAGCTGACGGAATAGAGAAACTGCGATTCGATAGGCAGCAATTTGCTGCAGCTTACTGGTCGTCATGTTGATTCCTTTCCCGATAACAGGCAATCGTACAATATTTTCTGTGTTGGCTGGGATAGGCTTTAAAAGTAGAGCCGCATTTCACACAAGTATAATCCAGCATTCCGGCGGCAAGGTTTTGTTTTCGCCACCAAGCAGATCGACAGCGACCGGAACAGAATTTTTTCTGTCTTTTATGGGGCAGCTGTATCAAAGGTTTTCCGCAATTCGGACAGCTATCCTGTTTTTTTCTTCGGAGATAAGATTTGATTGTATTGGGAGAGATACCGAGGGATTCTGCAATTTTAGCTGTCTTTTCTCCAGCAGCAAGCATTTGTGAAATGATTTCTTTTTGACTTTGTGTCATAGAAAATACCTCCTTCTAAGTTCCTATGGAGAAAAAACTGCAATTTGAGTACAAAAAATCCCGAAGCTGTTCAAGGAGAACAACTCCGGGAAATGGTTAGATGAAATTATCCCAAGAAGCATAACCGGTCACATATTGTCCCACTGGTGTCTTTCCGCAGAACTCCGGCTTTGTGGTGATCCGATAACGACCGTTCTTGCAGGCAATGCCGTCATAGAGATAGTAAGTGCCGCTGATTCTTCTGGTTACAGATGTAGTTTCTGCACTGGCGAACAGAGGCGTGTTGGCACGAATAGTAACCTTCTGCCCCTTGGTGAACTTGCCGCCATTGGTGTAGACCACATTTCCGTTGGCATCAAATACAGAATATCCGACCTTGCAGGCTTTCTTCGCATTTTCCAAAGAGGAATACGCCCCCAACTGCGACTTCGCATCTGCCCAAGACTTTCTCACCCGGTAAATCTGCTTTGTAGAAGGTGCAGAAATAGTGGGAGTTCCAGCATTCAAATAAGATTGTACCTTTTTCTTGAACTCCGCCCAATGGGGCAAGATATACGCCGGACACATCTTGTACCGATTGTACATGGTGTTCAACTGGTCGATTGTTCCATTTCGTCCGTCACGAACATTGAGCCAGTGGGTATGCGTGTAGAGATGATTGATGTCCAATCCATATTGTTTCAGAAGTGCTGCGGCAAGTTTCGCACAGTTGTCCTCCGACTTCTTATCTGTAGAATTATACGCAGAGGACATAATGCACTCGATGGCAATGGTTCTTCTGTTGCCGTTCCCAGAACCGTCAGCGGCGTGCCAGCCGCTCAGGCTGTGGGGCAGATTCTGCCATGCACACACGTTATCCACATAATAATGAACTCGCACGTCCTTCATGTTGTTATTGACGGTTGCCCTTGTGTATTGTTCCGCAGGGGTCGTTCCGCTTGCTACGGTGATCCAGTCTGTGTTGTGAACTGTTACACCGATAACTTTGCCCTCCATGGAAACAGAGGGCATATCAATGTGGTTGGGATTATGTTTTGTGAGTAAATACTCGTTGACGGTGACACCGCCAAATGTCGTTGTTGCATCGGGTCTTAAAATAGTCATATTACTTGTCCTCCTTGTCGGTGGTTTCTTCTGTTCTGCCGATTTTTGTTTGCAGAACATCAATTGCTTTTTTGATTGCGGGCGGATACGGAACTCCTGACAGGAGCCCGTCCCCTCTGTCCTACGGACATCTCCCCACACTGTGGGGAGTCACCCATAAACTTGTATTTTCCACAATGGAAAGCAGTTCGTTCAGGCAAAAGCTGATGCAGACTGCATCCCGGATGTAGTTGGTATTCAGCAGAATATCCATCCGAACTGCAACAACGATCAGCATTAAAGTGCAGACTTTTTTCGCCAGACCGAACCAGCCGGCTTTGGAAGAAAGTCCGCCGCTTTCTGTGTGTTTGGACTTTTTCATCATGGCAGTGATGATGCCGGTGAAAAAGTCGATTGCCATAAAGACGACCAGTGTCACCAGAGCGGAGTCCCAGCCGCCAAAAATGGCAGTAAAAAAGCCGCCGACCAAGCCGACAGCCACGCAAATAGTATCTTTCATCATATTTTTAGTCCTCCAGTACTTTCAGGAATCGGATTTTCGGGTGGGAATTGTTGCTTCTGCCTGCCCATGCAAGGTAATATTCGCCGTCAGAAATGCCGGTGCATTCTGTGATGGTGGTGATAAAGGTTTCCGACTGCAGCCATTGGAAATCCAGAGAAACCGCACGATTTGCATCAATCTCTGTGTTCACATACACACCAATAGGAATGTCGATCTTCTGCGGTTTCTGCACCAGATACAGGCTTCCGGCTTCGCTGGAACCCGACTGATAGGACATCACGATTTCCGCATTTTTCGTCAGAGACAGCGGCTTTGCACAAACGGTCAAGACCGACTTATCCCAGTTAAAACACGTTTGCGAGTAGGACAACATGAAATTATTTTCTGCACTGCAAAACTGCGGATAAGCAGTCAGGAAATCCGCCATTGTCTGATACCTGCCGTCCAGAATCATACTGAGATTTGAGGCATAGGTCGAAATGGCATTCTGCCCGGACTGAAACAGGACGGTGTAATTTCTGCCGCTTGTCAGATTATCGATTTGCTTTTGCAGGCTCTCCAAAGTACGTTCTGTCTTTTCTGAATAGACTGTAACCTTTGTGCTAAGCCCATTGATTTGTGTGCCGAAACCATCCCATTGTGCGATTTTAGCGGCAGTGATCTGATCCAATGCGGATTGATTTTCGTGGGTATGTGCCTTTTCATTCAGTGCTGCAATGGCTTCCCGGAATGTTTGGATATTGTAAGTTGTATCATCCTCGAATTCCTGAAGAGCACGCAGCAAGGAAAGTTCATCTGCCGTCAAATCATCTAAAACATTCAGATTTTTATGAACATGTATCTGCTGTAAAAGAGGTTGAACCGCAGCTTGAATCAGTGCTTTTACGGCATCGGTATCTGGATAATTTGTCAAATCCGGAGAAACGCCGTCCTTTCCGTCACGCCCATCTTTACCGTCTTTCCCATTTGTGCCGTCCTTACCGGGCAAACCATCTGCACCATCTTTTCCATCCTTTCCAGGTAATCCATCTTTACCGTCCCTGCCTTTCAAACTCTCCAGCCATTCTGCAACTGTCCCCACAAAACCATTTTCTATGGCAATTTCATAAGCAGAACGACTGTCTTTTCCGTTTGCCCCGGTTTGCATCCCCGAAAGCTTTTTCAAAAGCTGTGTATATAAATCCAGAGTCGGCGGAATTGGCGTATCCCCATCTGCGACAAAACCGGACGGTCGAATGTGAAGTGTGACGGGTACTGTTGTTGCACGCAGTGTAGTATCGCTTTCTGCATCGTAACCAAATAAACTCATCTTTACTGCACCGGGATGCAGTTCGGCAGGCAGCAAGCAGGTTGTTCCGTCTATGCCAAGCACCACGTTGTATGTTTCCTCACACTGCGTGAACTGCACCACCTTGTGCAGCGTTTTCCAAGCCCCATCGAACACGAACTTCACCGAAACAAATGCGATCTGGTCAGAGGCAATGACCTCTCGCTCCAGTGCTTCGATTTTTTGTTGTTTCACTAAGAATTTCATCATCCGTTTTTCACCTCGTTCCATGTATGGGTTTCCGTATCATATTCCAGATAGCCATCTACACACTGGATCTTTTTCAGATAATCGTTGTAGGAATGTTCTCCGGAGGACATCCAGTTGACCGGTTTGGTGATGGCGTTCCACTGAGCGATCGTTCCTTCATATGTGATGGCTGTTAGACTTTCACAGTATGTCAGCATATTTTCCCCAAAGGTTCTGCAATTCGCAGAAATGGTAAGGCTGGACAATGCTGTACATCTTGTAAACGCAAAAGCACCAATGGAATCACACGCAACACGAGCCGTCTTCAGCTTTGCACAGCCGCTGAAAACATACTTTCCCCACGTTTTCACGCTGGCAGGCACAGTGACTTCTGCAATGGCGGTGTGATAAAAGGCATATGACCGGATCGCAGTAACTGCCTGCGGAATGGTAACAGAAGTCAGACCGGCGGTATCATTGATTACAGCATCTCCCTGTGCAAAAGCGGAATCACCAATGCTGGTCAGTGTAGCCGGCAGAGATACCGTTCTCGCATTGGCACAATGATAAAACAAACGGTCTCCCAGACCAGTAATACCATTGCTTAGCACGATCTCCTTGATCCGGTCGTTTTGATAGAACACAGAATCGTGAGAAGTATAGTCGTATGTTGCACCCGTGCCACGCAGCAGCAGTTTGCCATTGTCATAGAGAACATAGTAGATGTTTTCACCGCACTGTCCAGTTGCTACAATTTCGCCTGCCGTCAAGTCATCTACCTTGGTTTGCAGTTCCGAAATCTGGCTGTTCATCGCATCCAGCCGCTTTTGCAGTTCGTCCAGTGTGGCATTCGTCTTTGCCATTTCAGAGAGCATCTCCGTCACTCTGCATTTGCCAAGAATGCACTTGCAGTATCCGCATTTACTATCGTCCGCACGGCAGTCTGTCAGGTCAGAATCCAGAATAGCTGTCGTTCCAGCACGCAGTCTTACAACTGCCAGAGTCAGATAAGTCGTCACATTGTTGTTGGTAAAGGTGGGAATGTTTGGACTTGTGGCTGCTGTACCTGCCAGAACACGAATCCCACAGGTACGAGTGGAACGATCACAGTAGATCCCGATTGCTACATAACGATTCAACGATTCATCTACATAGGAAGAAAAGTCGATGGTATGCAGGGTATCACTGATAAAATAGTGTCCATCGATCCACGCCTTGCCCGTGCCGAATGTAACGGATAAATTTTTGACTGTTGGTGCAAAACACTGCCGGTAAGTATCCAGAATCCCATTGCAAATTAAACTGGACAAATATGCCGTGAAATCTTCTGCGGTATACACCCGGTCAAGGTTTTGTGCGTTAAAAAATCCATAGGAAAAAGACATATGAATATCACTCCGTTTCTTTGAAAGTCGGGGTCAGACTTCTGCCGTTCTGGTCGAAACTCTCCACCATGCCGATCAGCTGGATTCGAGGTTGAATCAAGCCGAATCGTCTTTGTTCTACAGTCACATAGTCGCCCACAAAGTAGTCCTTGTTGTACTGATACTGGGTCGAAAAAGCAGCGATAGCGGATTCCGATGCCGTTTTCGGCTGCACCAGATGTTCTGCACCGCTGCTTTTCAAAATTTCTAAATATTCCGCATCGGTCACATCTTCTTCCTGTGCCGTGTTTCGCTCATCCACATACACCTCATAGCGGTCAAGATAGGTCGGCTCTGTACCGGAACAGAAGGTGGTTCGCTTTCTGGCATTTCCTTCGCCGCAGCCCAGCACATAGGCGAAGTTTTTCTGCACGGCATCGTCCGCTGCATAGGAAAAGGACAGCAGATTGTTGTACGCATCGGAGAATACGATATGAGGATTGTCGTCCTGCAACAAACTGCGGTCTGTTCCGGAAAACAGGTCGCATTTCAAAGCATTTCCATCCAGCCGCACATTTGCCGAACCGCTGATGGTTTCACAAAGGCTGTACAGCCATTCTAAGATGTTATCATAGCTGACCTGCATTCGTGCGGTTTTCTGCCAGCAGTCGCCGGACACCGTTCCCATGGAAAAACCGGGCAGATTACGGATTCCGGCGGAGATGGCATTGCGGGACAGCACCTTGCGGACGATGTCCTCATAACTGCCGTTTGCGGTGATGGTGGGATAGATGATCCGCCGTTCCAGAAGACAGGCAAGAAACCGTCCGGTGACCGTCAGGTAATCGCCCTTTTCGGCATCGGTCTCCAATTGCAGAGATTCAATGATGCCGAAGTGCTGTGCATCATCACTCCTCGCCACAATTCTGCCACGCTGAAAGATGGATACATTCTGCGGACTAGCAGCGATATACACCTCAAAGCAGCCGCACTGGTAGAACTCAATGTCCCATAAGAGCGAAGAATAACTGTCGCAGATGGCTTCCAGTGACACAGAAATCTGGTCTTTCAGAGCCGTCAAGCTGTAAATTTCCAACTGCATTTCTCACACTCCCAGATAAGAATTGCGGTGCATCAAAGTCACTCGCAGCTTTTTCACACCACGAACTGCCTCGACCCGAAAAGTATTTGTGCCTTCCTTCAAGGTCAGCCAAGTAGAGCCAGAAACCAGCCGGTTCAGGATGTTGCTGTCCACGCCGTTGCGTGTCAGCGTGACAGTTTTGTTTCCGGTTTTCGTGGTAACCGTAATGACATCACCGGTCAGAATATCGCCTTTGATTTGCAGATACTCACCGTTTTCGTTGTAGATGGTCGGTGTCACTGCCACCACTTCCTGCGGAATGTCGCTGGGCAGTGCCTCGATTCGCAGCGTAAATCCAGTTTCATCCCCGTCATTAGTGATAGAGAACAGATTGCTGTTGGAGTATACGCCCAAAGGAAACGGAGCATCGCTCTCCGGAAAGGGAAAGTGAAATGCTCCAGTGATGCCGCTGTAATAGGCATAGAAAATATCCCTGCTGTACCAGTAAATGTCCGGACAGAGAATGGAGATCTGCCCGCTGATCTGCTGCTCGAAATTTGACACCTCGCAGGTTTCTACATACCCCTCGGCATAGACATCGATGTTCGCCGTCTTGTACCAGATCTTGATGTATCGGGACGGCTTGACCACATGATACAGCTGATGCCGCCGTTTCTCGATCCCAATGCCACGCATGGCAAAGGAAATGACTACGTTTCGTTTTTCGATGAAGGCGTTGTTCAGGTAGCTGCCGTTCATGCCTGCGTAAGAAGAAGTGGAAATCGTTCCGGCAGGCGGATTCAGACCTTCGATTTTGGAGGTCATGTATTGATTGGCGGTGGCGGATAAGTTCACTTGTTCGCCGGATTCATTTTCGAGGATAAGATGAAAGAGCACAATATCCCTCCCTCTTGTTTTTCTTGTCGAAATATGCTATAATTAATTTACTATTTTTATGTCAGTGAGGATTTAGATATGAAAGAAATCATCAAAAAACTGATGACAGAAATCAATAAAGAAGCTAAACTAATTGGAGATTATATCACCAATAAGAACCTGAACTATCAAAGTAATGTTTTTGAAACTCCTAAAATAATTTCAACAGGTATTTCAAACGATGAAATCATTAAAGAAACTAAAAGACTACGTGGAAAAAAAGGGGTATATGTTTTTATAACAATTCATGATTTTGAATTTGATAAAAACAGAATACATAACTGGAATCAGTGTTCTGGTGCAAGGGCCAATTCGCAAGATCCTAGTGGAAATATGTATCCTTTTTCTGTAAAAAAAGGTGAAATATTCTATATTGGTTCATGCTATAGTGTTTCACTTTTAAGCCGAATAAGAGAACATTGCAATCAAAAAGAGGATGTTCAAGAGTCTTCATTAAAATTAAGCAACCAAAATAGAATATGGGCGAAATCATATTTACAAGTATATTGTTTTCCAATTAGGCCGTTATTTGATAAAACTGAGTTGCATTTAATAATTCCTGAATTTGAAAAACAACTCCATAATAGATTTAGTGCTATTATTGGGAGTAACAGAACATAAATCATGTATTCAACGCATTCCGTGTCAACCGATAAATCTCCAACCGTGACAGTGCCTTCGGCGATTGATTCGTCTGATTCACCGTTTTTCGATTGTCGGTATTGTAATAATTGTTCACCGTCCCACCGGAACTGTCGGGCAGCATCGCTCCGGAGATTCCATGCAAGCTGTAATTCAAATCAGAATCCATGGTCAGCTGCATGGCTTTCGCCACACCGCCTACGGCTTTCTCCACATACTTCTTGCTTTTGTCGATACCGTCTGCCAGCCCTTTCATAAAGTCCGGCATCCAGCTCTCGTAGTCTGTTAGAGGGCCTTTATCCGGTACAGAAAAATGCAGGAAATCCCGAATGGTATCGGCAACATTGGTGGCGCAGTCCGCCAGCCAGCCGATGGCACTCTGAATGCCATCAATGATTCCCTGAATGATGTCCCGTCCCCAGTTCCAAGCATCGGAAGCCAGTCCCCTGATATATCCCACAGCGGCATCGAATCCATTCTGAATGGTGGATTTGATGCCGCTGATTTTATCAGAAACTGCAGAACGAATGTTGTCCCAGATGCTGGACACCGTAGAAGAAATGCTCTGCATCACGTTGGAAATTGTACTCTTGATGCTGTTCCAGACAGAAGATACCACCGACCGGATGGCGTTCAGAACATTGGAAACCGCAGAAGAAATCTGATTCCAGATAGACGATACCACAGAAAAAATGGCATTCATCACACTGGAAATCGTGCCGGAGATGCTGTTCCAGATGGAAGAAACCACATTCCAGATCGCAGACAAAACAGACGAAATGAAACCAGATACAGCATTCCAAACCGTAGTCACCACATCTTGAATCGCTGTCAAAACCGTGGAAATTGTAGTAGAGATGGCATTCCAGATGGTTTCAAAGGTCGTTCGGATGCCCTCTAAAATGGGTGTTAAAAACGCCACGATCGCATTCCAAATGGCACTGATCTTCTCCGAGATCCAGTCCATCACTCTGCCCACAATGATCTGAATGGCTTCAAAAATCGTCTGAAACAGATAGCCGAATGCCGTGATCAGCGGTTCTAAGGTGGTGTAAATGGCATTCCAAACGGTCGTAATGACGTTATAAATTGCCTGAAAAACCGTAGAAACCACGTTGTAAATGGCATTGAAAATCGTGCTGAAAAAGTTGTAGATCGCTGTAAAAATCGTGGTGAAGAAATCCCGAATCGCCGTAAATACAGTCGTTGCCACCGTCTGAATGGCAGTGACAATGGCGGTGAAGGTATTGGAAATGGACGTCCAGGTGTTGACGAAAAAGTCTCGGATACCCGTAATAATTCCGGTAAAAAACGTGGAAATGCTGTTCCATGTGTCCACGAAAAATGTTTTGATGGAAGTCCAGACTTCGCTCCAGCTTGTTCCGAACCACCCCAGCACCACATCCGCAATACCTTTCAGAGTATTCATGATATTGCGGAACGTGTTGACAATGAAATTCCAGATAGACGTAAAAATACCCTTGATGCCATTCCAGCACTGCTCCCAGTCACCAGTGAACAGACCGATCAGAACATCCAGCAGCCCCAGAAGAACGCCAGTAAACTCTGAAAAGATGTTGGAGATATTCTGAAAAACGCCTTCAAAAATGGGAGCTAACAGATTGCACAGCCCGTCCCACGCTGCTTTCAGCACATCGGTAAAACTCTCAAAGTCGAATCCCAGAGCATTTAGCCGGTCAGTGATGCCCTGTGTCAATCCGGTAAAGGTGCTTTTGATCTGTTCCCAGATGGCGATGATATTGCTTTTGAATTCGTCATTGGTTTTCCAGAGATGCACAAAGGCCGCCACCAGAGCGGCAACAGCTGCGATGATGGCAAGCAGCGGACCAAGTGACACGCCCAACGCTCCGGTAATGGCTCCGATGCCACCTTGCACAGTAGAGAAAAGGGCAGGCAGTTTGGACACTGCGGAAAAGACCGTTCCCACGATGGAGATGGTCTTTCCCAGCACCACCAGCATCGGACCCAGAGCAGCAGCCACCAGTGCAATTTTCGCAATGGTTTCTTTGGTCTGCGGATCCAGCTGGTTCAGCTTGTCCACCAGTTCCTGAATGCGGGAAACAATGGAGCGAATGGTAGGCATCAGAATGTCCGAAAAAGAAATCGCCAGTTCTTCCAGCTGGGACTTCAAGATAGTTACTTGTCCGGCAAGGTTATCCTGCATGACCGCTGCCATTTTTTCAGTTGTGCCATTGTAGCCGTCTACTGTATCCGAACAGGTGTCAATGGCATTGGACAGCTTTTCAAAGTCCGCCGGGGAACCGTTGATGATCGCCAGCATACCGGACATGGCCTCTTTGCCAAACAGTGAGGCAGCAGCCTGTGCCTGTTCTGCCTCAGAAAGTCCGCCCAATTTCTGACGGAGTTGTTCCATAAGTTCTCGTAAAGAGTACATCTTGCCGGAACTATCCGTCAGAGAAATGCCGTACTGTTCCATGGCAGATGCCACTGTATCTGTCGGCTTTGCCAGATTGGTAATGGCAGAACGCAGTGCTGTACCAGCCTGTGAGGATTTGATACCGGCGTTCGCCATCAGTCCGATGGCAATGGCAGAGTCTTCGGCGGAGTATCCCAAGGAACCCAGTACCGGAGCGGCATACTTGAAAGTTTCTCCCATCATGCTGACGTTGGTATTAGCGTTGGAACTTGCGGCTGCCAGAATATCTGCAAAGTGTCCGCTGTCCGAAGCAGACAAACCGAAAGCGGTCAGAGCATCCGTGACAATGTCCGAAGTAGATGCCAAGTCTTCCCCGGAAGCGGCAGCAAGATTCATGATGCCTTCGATACCGCTGAGCATATCGTTGGTTTTCCAGCCTGCCATCGCCATGTAGTTCATAGCATCCGCAGCCTCACTTGCAGAGAACTTCGTTTTACTGCCCATTTCACGAGCCTTTTCCCGGAGAGCATCCATCTCTGAACCGGTGGCACCGGACACCGCTGCCACCTTCGACATGGCGGAATCGAAATCCGCACCAGTTTTCACGGCAATGGTTCCCAGAGCTGTGACACCAGCGGTGACCGGCAGCAGCTTTTGTCCCACACCAGAGATCTTGTCTCCGGCGGACTGCAGCGTTTCACCCAGAACACCCATCTTTTCCAAGGCGGTGTGAGAATTGTTTGCTTCTGTGGTCAGGCGTTTCAGTTCGTTTTCGGTTTCGATGATCTCACGCTGCAAAGCATCATACTGCTGCTGTGAGATTTCACCATTTGCAAGAGCCGTATTGGCTTGTTCTGCGGCAGTTTTCAGCACTTCCAGCTTTTCCTTGGTGGCAGATACCGCATCTGCCAGCAGTTTGTGCTTCTGGGATAAGAGTTCCGTGTTGGTAGGATCGAGTTTCAGCAGTTTCTGGACATCTTTCAGCTGTGTCTGTGTACCCTTGATGTCCTTGTTGACACCTTCCAGTGCTTTTGACAGCTTGGTGGTATCACCGCCGATCTCTACGGTGATGCCCTTGATTCTATTAGCCATACAATCTCACCCCCTTATCAAAATTTATCGAAGTCACTCTGATCCGCTAACATATGATATTTGTATTCGTCATTCTCCCGTTCGGTGAACATATCATTCACCAGACCAATGGTCAAAAAATCCAAATCGTCCATTGACAAACCAAGCTGAACGCACCGCAACAAAAACAGCGGTGTGGTCATCGGTCGGTCAATCGGGCGATGTTTTTTTTAGACTTGACCTGTGTTTCTACGTTCAAACCCCAGAGATCGATCAGCTGCGGCAAGATTTCGTAAATGCTGAACGTGTTGAACTGTTCCAGCCATTCATCCGGAGAAGCCGGAACGGCTGGGTCAGCGTGTTTTGCCATGATGTAGGCGATGTTCTCAAACACTTCAAGGCTTTCAATGTCCAGTGCAGAGGATTCTTCTGTATTTTCTCTCACAGATTTTTGTAGTGCTGCAAAGTCCTGATAAATATCTCTGCGAAATTTCAAGCGATACAGTCTGGGAACTGCTGCACTCGCCTTAAACGGCACATCAATGCCGTCAATGGTGATGTTCTTCTGAATTGCCATACTGCACTCTCCTTACGCTTTCACAGATGCTGCGGATGCCTTACCACTCTGTACAGCGGCAGCCAGATTGGGCATATATACCGCCTTGTACCAGTTCTCATAAACCTCGGCATCCGTTTTCTCACAGGTTTTAGTTTTTACCAAACCACTGTTCAACGCTGTTGCGGTCAAAGACAGCGTTTCTGTTTTAACTTCCTTTTCGTCCTCAATGGTGCTGGATTCTGTTGCCGGACGAGAGGCAGAACAGCAGAACAGACAGTGACGAATTTTATTCTTATCGCCGCTGAATTCAAACAGCAGTGCAAACTGGGATACTTCCGCAGTATTGGTTTCCGTGAGAACGCCCTTTTCATCCAGCTTCTCACCGAGAATGTCTGTCGCAAACTCAAGCGGAACCAATGCGATTTCCAGATCGCCGGTGTAACCAGAGTTATTGTTGATCACATAGTACACACCATCGTCAGCGTAAAAATTGGATGCTTCCCCTTCTGCATCGATAGACAGCGACACTGCACCGGGAATGCGAACCGGCTTTGCAAAAGTCGGCACACCTTCTTCATCATAAGAGGTGATTTTTGCATAGTGAACTTTGTTCAGACCGAATTTTACCTTGTTTTTCTCCATTGCCATATAGATCAAACCTCCATCTCATAGAGTACTTCATACAATTCTTCCGAATCAATGAATAGTTCTGTTTTTGTGTAATAAATTTCATGCTTGGCAAGCACTGCCTCCACCTGTTCTTCCAGTTCCGGCAGTTTTTTATCCGTGTACAATTCAATGTCCAGTTGCTTAAAACTGAAATATGCCACATTATCCGCTGAAAATGTATTCTCTCCAGGAGATAGAAACAGCAGAAAAGGCGGTTCAGGACTTTCGCCTTCTGCATAATGATGATAGGCAAAGGGCAGCCCCATTTCTTCCATCATTTCTGCAATCTGTTCATAAGTCATGACAACGCCTCCTTTATGAGGTTCTCAAGCATTTCCACACCGTTTTCTTCTGCAGGAGCAATATGCGGTTTGCCTGAAACACGCCCACCGCCACGCTTGGCGTGACCATGCTCCAATAAATGAGCCAGCTGATAGCGGTTCTTGGAATATACCGTCATTTGCAGAGAATGGCTGTTCTCGCTGACTTTTTTGGCTGTCCAGCTTTTTTCGTAAGCACCAGTGTCTTCCGGAGCATTTGAAGATATCTCTTTTCTAACTTCGGTTGCAGTTTTTCGGACTGCTTTTTTCACCTCTGTATCGGCAAGGTCAGCATATTCCTGTAAGCCTTTCATGATCTCACTTGCCATGTCATCAATAGATGTCACTGGGAGCACCTGCCTTTCGGACTTCTCCCTCAATTGCGAGATAGTCCATTTTTTCATAGTCGGGTTTTACACTGACAATATCAAATGTCTGTCCACGGAACAGAATCCTGTGTGTTGTGGCGTTCAAAGACAGCAGATAGGAACTCTGCCGAACAAGGAATGACACAGACTGTATTTCTCTGGAGATTCCCGTATTCACTTGTTCGGCAGAGCTTTTCACGCCGACTTTTGCCCAGCAGGAGAAAACCTCGTCCCACTTGGAAGTATGGTTTCCGATTTCGTCCACAACTGTTCGGTTCTCCAGAATGGTGATGCGCTGATTCAGCTTTCCGATTTCCATTAAAGAATACCCTCCCTTTGTGCAAACAGAATGGAGCGCAGATGCAATGTCAAGGCATGATAGTCAGGATCTGTGCGATTTTCGTAAAGATACCCCAGCGTGAAAAATATTGCTGTTCTTACTGTATCCTCATTTTCAGCAAACTGTTCTTCGTCCATTCTTCCCACGTCCATGCACAGCTTTTTGGCTGTCAGAAGTAAATCCTGAATCAGCTTGTCATCCTCGCTGTGATCCACACGAAGGTAGTTTTTTGCCTCTTTTAATGTTACCACCCACTCCAGCCCCTTTCTGCTCTATTATGCCTTTGTTGTGGATGTGCCCTTAATAGTCAGTGTCTTTACAGCCTCGGGAAGAATTAGCTTTCCGTCAACACGCTGCGACGCTAGGAAACCAATCTGTCCGTTCATAGCGAAAAGCTCATTCAGACGCTTAAGAGAACGTCCCTGTCTGTCAGCCACCCAGTAATAGGAATAGTCGCCGAATGCAATTGCCTTTGCACCTGCCGCAATGGTAGGAGCGTAGACAGAAGTCACATAGGGACGGTTCAGGATGGTGTCGGGAAGTCCTGCACTGACAGAAGGCTGCCAGATAAAATTGCCCGTATTATCCTTGATTTTACGGAGTGCCTTCACGGTCTGCTCATTCAGCACCCACACAGCTTTCTTGCGATACGGACTCTTGAGGGAGTAGAACAGCTCGATTACATCATCAAAAGTGATGGTCGCCCCCGTTGTGGTTGCACCGTTTTCCGCACCGCCTGTCGCAGCAAAAATGCCGGTAGGCTTGCCCTTACCGTCACCGATGAGGAACGCTTCCTCTTCCTTCGTGCCGATTCTACGTGCAAATTCCTTTGCAATATAGGATGGCAGGTCAAACACGCTGTCATTGAGAAGCTCCTCGGAGATCTTAATCGCCGTGCCGACCTTGTAAGCGGAGAGGGAAATCTGACCAAATGCATCATCGGAGAGGGTATATGCCTCTTCCTCTTCGATCCAGCGTGCCTCACCCTTCTGCGTGATAACAGGGATTTTACGGTCTCCACTTGATGTCTGAATCTTTGTAGCGAGTGGACGGAATACGTTTTCCTCTTCAAGTGCAGAAATGAGCTTTCTTTCAAACTCGTCCGGCACAAGATAGCCGCCTTCGGTATCTTCGCCAATCTGCAGAGCATTTCTCACATCGGCAAAATTACGGTTGCGGATGTTGTTCCAGAAAGCAGTACGATATGCATCCGATGCAATGCCGGTCTTGGTATCACTGTGAGTGGATGCGTTCGGCTTGTTCTGAATCGGCGTAGAAGTAGGCTTGTTCATTTCTGCCTCAATCTGAGCCTGTCGTTCCAGCCGCTGGATTTCCTTGCCGTATGCCACGATCTGCTGCTCCATGGCATCGTATGTCTTGCTGTCCTCTTCCGAAAGCAGACCGCTTTCATTTCGCTTGGAATCCAAAAAGTCACGGGCAGTATCCCATGCCTTGTTTCTTTTTTCTCTCAGTTCCTGAATTGTCATAGTATCAGTCCTCCTGTATTTTTAATATTTCAAAAGCTCCAGCCGCTTGTCCAATTGGTTGATCGGCGTGCCTTTGGATGCAGTTGCAGAAATCTTCTGCAGAAAAGAATCCAGCGTTTTGGATGGTGTGTACAGCATGGATGCTGTGCTTTCCTTCTTTTTCTCATCCGGCTCTTCTTCCGAAGATTCCTCTGTTTTTTCTGGTTCTTCTTCTGGAACAAACGGATTCTTTTTAGAAAAGAGAATGCCGTCTACAAATCCCAGCTGCAATGCTTTTTCTGCATTCATCCACGTTTCTTCATCCATCAGCCTTGCGATCTTATTGCGGCTGAGATGCGATTTTTCTGCATAAGCATTGATAATGGATTCCTTGACTTCGTCCAGAAGTGCGATGGCTTTCTCCATATCTGCCTTGTTGCCCATGGCACAGGTCATCGGATTGTGGCACATCAGCATTCCGGTCGGTGAAATCAAGGTTTCTTCTCCAGCCATCGCCACCACAGAAGCCGCAGAAGCGGCAATGCCGTCAATCTTGACCGTAACCTTGCCCGGATGGTTTCGAAGCATGGTATAGATCTGACTGGCGGCAAACACATCGCCGCCCGGCGAGTTGATAAAGACGGTCACATCACCGCTGTGTTTTTGCAGTTCCGAGCGGAACATGGCAGGGGTGATGTCATTTTCAAACCATGTACTCTCCGCAATCGCACCGTACAAATACATCTCCGATGCACCGGTTTCTTCGTTGCGTACCCAGTTCCAGAAACGATTATTCTTCATGGGTCGTTTCCTCCTTTTCATTTTTCTTTGCAAATGCACCTGCATCAGCAAGTTTGGTGAAGCTACCGTTTACGAGATACAGATTTCCGCCCTGTTCTTCCGGCACCAGATTCATATCCTCCAGTTCCCGAATGTCATTGGTGGACATCCAGCCGTTCTGTCTGGCGGTAGCGTAGCCCTGCATTCTGGAAGCATAGTCACCACGCAAAAGCCCCTCTACATTGAATTTGATGAAATACTTGCCTTTCTCTGAATCGGAAAGCAGATCTTTCATCATACCTTGCTCCCATCGAACGATCCACGGGTCGAGACTGTATTTCACGAAATCCAATGATAGATGTTCCACGTTACTGAATGTGGCATGGTCAAGATCGCTGATCATATGAAGCGGCACTCGATACAGCCGGGCAATTTCCTCGACCTGAAACTTTCTGGTTTCCAGAAACTGTGCTTCATTGTTGGGGATGGAAATGGGTGTATACTTCATACCCTCTTCCAAAATTGCCGTATGATGCGAGTTGGAACCACCATAGGCACGCTGCCAAGCATCCCGCACACGCTCTGGATTTTTGATGACTCCCGGATGTTCCAACACACCAGACGGACTGGCTCCGTTTGCGAAAAAGGTAGAACCATAGTCTTCACAGGCAAGAGAAATGCCGATTGCATTCTTTGCAAGAGCAATCGGTGAATATCCCACCAAGTAGAGTAGGGAAAAGTCGCCTTGCAATATTTCTATTGTAGGTTTACTTATCCCTCTCCCCAAACCGTGCTTACACCTCTCGATGTACACGGCTTTCCATTGTTATTTGGTATTAGAAACTCTTTTGCTGTGAATTTTTTTATGGCACTCCTCGCAAACAACTATTGTTTTTCGCCTTTTGGCAATCATCACCTGTTCCCAAAATTCTTTCCCTTTCAGGTCTTTTACTTTGTGGACATGATGAATATCATAGTGTTCCGCATCGGTGCATCCACATAATTCACAGACTTTCGCAGCTAACCTTTGTTCAAAGACGGTTTTGGTTCTTGTGTGTTTCATTGCTGTTGTATCAATGGCATCTATTGAAAAACTTGATTCTTTACATTCACTAAAATTAGCAAAATAGCAATAGCAGTCACCTTTTTTGTTTTTATAGGCGATACGCCACTTTCCTTTTCCGTCCTTATTTCTCCTTATGATTTTTGCAATTGTTGTCTTGTGCTTACAAGCAAGGGTTTTCAGGCAGCTATATTCCATCAGATACGCAAAATAGTTCAATTTTCCAAAATTGCTTGCCAATGAGTAATAGTTGCATATTCCCCTTAATTCTGCGTTGTAAGCTGTGACAATTTCAAGGTCACTGCATCTTGTAAGAGCCAGACGTGTCCAAGGCTTGATTTCTCCATTCTTACTTTGATTGATTACTTTCTTATCAAATAAGAATCTCATAATCTTATCATTCAGCGGAATAGCTAACTCTGCCGTTTGACTTAACGTTCGCTGTGTTGTATTTCCTGCTTTGCGAACGTCATTATTCCGTCGTACTCTCACATCATAGCCTAAAAATCTTGCATAGTTGCTGCTGTGTGTAATCAAGGTTTTTTCTTCTGAAAGTTCCATTTTGAGCTCATTACAAATAAATTCTGACAGTCTTTGCTTTATTGTCTGGCAGTCCTCTTTACTGCCGTTTATTCCGATAAGAAAATCATCAGCATATCGCACATATTTAATTTTTTTATCAATCTGTGCTTTATAGGGGATTTTCAGCAATCTTGAACGAATTGCTTTTTTCTGCTTTATCAGCAGTTCCCTTTCCTCGCCCTCCGCTTGTTCAATCAGCGGATTTAACTTTCTCATCTGGTGTCTGACTGCTTCATATTCTTTGCTTGCGTAATTCTTTCCCTTGCAGTTGAACTCATTTGCAAGTTCGGTCACAAACTTATCAAGCTCATGCAGATATATATTGGCAAATATCGGTGAAACAATTCCGCCCTGTGGAGTTCCGCTGTAGGTTGCGTTATACTTCCAATCTTCCATATATCCTGCTTTCAGAAACTTCCATATCAGTTTAATCAACCTTGCATCCTTGATTTTTCTGTTGATAATCTCAACCAATTTTACATGATTGATATTATCAAAGCAGCCTTTTATATCTCCCTCTACAAACCAACGTATGCCATTGAAACCTTTTGTTATAGATTTCAAAGCGGTGTGACAACTTCTGTTCGGTCTGAAACCGTGAGAACAGTCCAGAAAAACAGGCTCATAAACTGCTTGCAGAATCATTCTCAAAACTTCCTGTACAAGTTTATCGGTAAAGGTGGGTATGCCTAATGGACGCTTTTTCCCGTTTGCTTTATTCACATACGCACGTCTTGACGGACTCGGCTCATAGCTTTCGGTTTGCAGCATATTGATAATTTTCATTATCTTTTTTTCACCGAAACCGTCAGCCGTGTCATTGTCCACACCTCTTGTTGATGCTCCACTATTGGCATATAGATTTTTATAGGCTACATAGTAAATATCTGGACGAAGCATATATCTGTATAATTTTGTAAACACTTCATCCTTATTTTTTTGTGAGTTTCTGCTTACTCTTTCTAAAATTTCAATCGTTGGTGTCATTGAGGTATTCCTCCCTAACTTCTTTTCATTTTAGTACATAACAACTGCGTTCCTTCGCCATGCAAGAGCCATTAACTCTCTCGGACTACTACGAACGCTCCGTTGCCTTTACGGATATTCAGTGTCATCTTCCTTGCTTTTTACACTTAGAATTTATCACCTTTCGGCATTACACATAGCCATTTGGCGTTCCGTTTTAGGCAATCCCCAGTTAACATAATGAGTTGGTATGTGAATTGTCGGATATGCTTTCGTTTCTTTACCACAGGTTCTCCTGCGGGTTACATGAGTTTATTGACAACTAAATGAACGACGGCTTTATCCATTCATACTCATGTCAAAGGTGTCAGATACTTTCCCTTGTCGTGGATTAACCGAAACTTGAAACTTGCCTTAACCAAACACAGGTTTATCCTCATATTCACTTAATGTTGCAGTTCAGTCGTGATAAATTATCTTTAATCAACTTACCGCTTTCCTGTTATGCTATACTCCCGGTCGATTTTCATCTTCCGATAAAACAGGTTATTTCATACGTTGTCTTGCATGGTAGTACCATCTTTCTACTTCTCACTATGCCCTATCTGGGCGCACGCCGTCATACCCAAGTCCGGGAATGTGCAACACATCTTCTGCCTGCAGGACAATATCGCCCTGCTGTTTCAGGTTCGGATTTGCTTCATCGTAACGGCTGTAAATGTATATCAGGCGGTTTTTCTCATCACGGTCAACCTTCATTTTGTCAGGCATCAGAGGATACAATCCTAAAACATCACCTCTGCCATTTCGGATAATCTGTGCATAGGCATTGCCGTAAATCAGCAGATGGGACATTAAGGTTTCTCGGAAAACAAAAGAGGTCATTTCAGGATTTGGTTGATCGTGGAGCAAAAAGTAAAGCGGGTGCTGTGGCACTCGCTCTTTTCCGTTATTGGTGTATTGGTAAACATGCAGGGGCAGCTGTGCAATGGCTTCGGAAAGCACTCTCACGCAGGCATACACAACGGTATGCTGCATGGCACTGCGGTCATCTACACGCTTACCACTGTGGGCTCGTCCGAAAAAATATGTGTAGGACGGCGAATCATAGCTGTTGGTCGGCTTATCTCTGGACTTGAAGAGCCCGCTGAAAATTCCCAT